ATGAAAACAGCCGCATGGTTCCCGGCGTCGCCGACACATCGGCCGGCAGCGTCACGTTCGACTCGATCCAGTGGGCTAGGTAGATCTTCGGCGGGGGCGCGATGCACGCGAGCGCATAACCGCGCATTCCCTTAACAGTGGAAACGTCGCCAAGTGCCCCAAGAATGCCCCCAGCCGTCTCAGGCTTACGAAGGGCCGTAGGCATCGGTGACGCCTTCCTGCGCCACCAGCGCGGTCAACGTGGCGCGGATTTCGGCATCAATCACTTCGATGTCCACGCGGCGCAAGCTCGGCTTGGCGCCGACGCGGCTGGGGACGGCTAGCAGACGTTGGCGCACGTCGGTGATGATGGACGCCCATTCGCGCTCAACATCGGCGATAGACACGAGTTCGCCGCGCATCTTGGCGGCGCGAATTTCGGCAAGCTCGGCTTGCGCGGTCGCGAGGCGCACGCGATGCGGCTCAACCGGGCGCCCGCGCTTCTTAGGCTCGGGCGTAGGTGGATCGCCAAGCAAGTCGGCGAGGGAGCGACGGCGCTTCTGCATGCGCCCATAATGCCACGACGAACGTGCGAACCCAACGGGTCAGCGAATTGATTCTGTTTTTGCCGGCGACGCACGAATCTTGGGGCTCAGAGCACCCGCAGCGCGGCGCCGTGCCGAAGGACCCCGCATCACGCGCGTGACCGCATTGCGCGCGGCGCGCACGGTGTGTTTGCCAATGAGAGTGAGATTGATGTTCGGCCGGGGACATGGGGACACCCCATAGGGTGTTGTCCCCCGTGTCCCCCTATCGGCGTGTAGGGGACAACGGGACATGTCCCCCTGTGTCCCCGATGTCCCCTTGTTCGCTCAGCGCGAGAAAACGGCTTGTCCGTCAATGCGGACGTGTCCGGCTTCAGTGAGCGCAGCCTTCGCACGTTGAAAAGCCTTCTTGCGCGCGGCCGGCGTCGACTCCTTCATCGCCTTCGACTTGTAGAAGCGCTCGCGCCAATCGGCCACCGTCACCACGTCATCGCCCGTAATCTCAGCCATCCCTTGCGCTCGCGCCAACGCGCGCAGGGCAACCTCATCTTGCTCGCTCAGATCGTCGAAGCGCTCAAGCGAGCCCGCTTCGATCGCGAGCGACGAACGCGGGCGACCCTTCTTATCCGGTGCAAGCTCGATAGACTTCAGCGTGAAGGCAATATCGTCGGCCGGCTCCATGTCCTTTTGCTTGCCCTTCGGCGCCTTCGAGATGATGCGCCCACCATTCACGAGCAACACCGTATCGAGCGCGCCGCCGAGCACGCTAGAGCCGCGCAGGCCGCGATCAATATCCTTGCCCGCATGGTGGACCACGAGCACGGCCGCACCGCTCAGATCGCGCAAGCGCTCCAACTCGTGACGGGCCTTGCTCATGGCAGCTGACTCGTTTTCATCACCACCGCCGAACACCGCGTTGAGCGTGTCGATGATGATGAGCTTAGCGCGGCGTTCCTTCGCCGCAGCCGCCAGCGCTTCGAGCGTGACGCCATCCGGCTTTTGCAGATTGAGCGAACCGCGCACGAGCGCGAAGTCCTTCGGCGCCCGCCCGATGCGATGATGCTTGCACCATGCTTCGCGGCGTTGCTTCAAACCGATATAGCCTTCCGGCGCGACATAGAGCACGGCGCCTTGAGTAACCTCACGTCCAAGCCAAGGGCGGCCGGTTGCGACGCTCAACGCCATGTCGAGCGCGACGAACGTCTTGGCCTCGCCATACTTGCCGTAGATCGCGCCAAGCGACTGCTGAAACAGGAAGTCATCAATCAGCGGCTCAAGATCATCGACTCCATCGTCGGCTTCGCCCCAATAGATGTCGAGCGTAGCAGAGCGCTTGCGCTTATTCGATTCTTCGGGGGCATCATCGCCGGCCGCGCGGAACTTATCTTCATCCCAATCCGTCGAGCGCTTCGCGGCGTCCTTCAACGTCGCCATAGTGATCGGATCGCGGCGCGGCTTGAAGCTCTTCCAAACACGTTCGGAGTCGTCGGCATCGAACTTGTCAGATACCTCGCTAAACCAATCCCAAAGCCCAAGCCCTTCATCATCGCCTTCGTATTGATGATGGAGGGCAGCGCCGACCTTTAACCACGCCTCGCGCGGCTCGCACCATTCTTCTTCGTCGAGATTGCGCAGGATCATCTTCACTTGCTTGCGCGTGAAATCGAGCGGGCGATTGGCGACAATGGCGGAAAGGTCGGAATCCCCCTGGGCGGGCTTGCTGGCGTCGCTGGGCGCCTTCGCCAGCTTGCGGCCTTCGTCGAGAACGTCGCGCACATCGTCGGCGCTCACGTGGCGCAGATCGCGCTTGCCGATGGCGTCATCCGTGACCGTGAAAAAGCGCCCGCTGAAATAGACTTCAATGGCCGGCGGGTGATCTTCGCGGGCGTGCCCGTGCTCGACGAACGAACCGCCCTTCAAACCGTGTTCGGCGTCGAGAAGGAAAAACACCTTCACGCCTTCACCGGACGGACTCACTTCCGTGTAGGAGTCCAAGGCGTCAATGACACGCTTCGCCCAGGGTGCCAGCTTGCCGGTTTCAGGATCGCGGCAGGAGTCGAGATCAACACCGCAGATCGCGCGGCCGTCGCCAAGGTCGCCAAGCATGAGGCCGACCCCATCGCTTTGCGGCCATTCCTGGGCGCGCGGGCGCGTGGACCAGGTGGAGGCGTCGTTGCTCTTGGCCGGCTCACCCGTCGCTGGATTCATCGGAACCTTCGTAGGCTTGCCCTTGCGCTTGAGCGTGCGCCAGAACACCCAGCGGGCTTTAAGGGCGGGATCGCGGAACGGGCTCACGGCGCCCATCCCATGACGTTGCCGATGCGCGCGCGGACTTCCATCATCTTGATGGGATCGACATCATTCAGCGGGCGCTCATTCAGACAGATCGTGCCGTCGATGTTCACGAGCACCACCTGCGCCACGGTCGCAGCCGGGACGCCTACCTTGCGCAGAAACGTCTTCATCGACGCCTCGTGAACAACAGCGAACGTGACGTGCTTAACGTCCATGTCCCAGCGAAGCGCGAGCTTCTTGGCGCGGCGCTTCATGGCTTCCGTGGGCGGATCGATAATCATGCTAGGCGAGCCCAGCAAATTGCGGGCCGTAGCGGCTTGATACGCCGGTTCATTGTGGTAGGGCGGATTCATCGGTGAACCTTTCTGTGCGGATGGGTTCGGGATTGCTCTTGTTGACTTCGCCGGCCCGTGGTTTTCCGCGTGGCCGGCGTTTCTTTTTCACCGCGCGCCGTAGCGTGCGGCCTTCGCCAGCCCTCCCTTGCGGCAGTAGGCGGCGTGGTTGCGCTTCCAGACGAACGCACTTGGCGGGACCTTTTGGGCGCCCTCAGCCTCGTATGCGGTGTTAAACGCTTCCTGCGGGCTCACACGGCGGACGCCCGTGCTGCGCAGCTTGCCGAGCGGAATCTTGATGACGCCCCTGCGGCCAGTCATGGGCGCCATTGCGAGCACGTTGAAGCGCTCGCCGGCCACTTCGACTTGCTCGACGCCGGTCACGCGCGCGGGGCCGTAAACCGGGTGAGCCACGAAGTGGCCGGCCTTGAAGTATTCGACCGCGCTCATGGTCACGCCAGCGCCACGGGCACGCCCAGGCGGACGCGCACGGTGGAAGTCCCGGCGCCGGCCGCCGCGACAGCGACACCGATGCAGGCTTCGGAGTCGCCCGCCGAATTGGAGTCGGTGTCGCCGTGCGAGCGCGCGGTCTTGGTCGCCGTATCGAAGAACACAGGCGCTCCGACCGTGAACACATCAGCGGTGGGCTTGGCGATGTCGAACACACCGACCGTGGCGATGTCCACGCTGGTGCCGTTAGCGGCGTCGCCGAAGGCCACGCCGAACAGTGCGCCGACAAGGACGCCTTGGCCGGCGTCCACTTCATAGGGAGCGGCGACGGTCAGTTGGTCGCCCGGTTGAACAAAGTTGCGCATGGTATTTCCTTTCGATGGGTTGGGCGTCAGACGCCCTTGTTGGTGGAGAAGCGATAGGCGTTCGGGGCGCCGGACTGCATCGCAGCAATACGGCTTTCGAGCGCAGCGATTGCGCGCTGCATCTCGCCTGCGCTGCGGTATTCGATCTCTTCGCCGTTTTGGTCCCGCACGCGGCGTTCACCGCGTGCGAGGGAGCGGACAAGATCGTCGCGCAACGCCTGGAGTTCGGAGAGAGACAGCGCGGCCATAGATCAGTGATCCAGACTGTTGCTGTCTTCGCCATTCTCGAACTTGTAGGCGCCCTTCCACCCGACAAAGCCGGCGCCGAAGTCGAGATACGCGCGAGTCTCCAAGCCCAGCGTGGTCCACGCCGGACGCGACTCGATGATCGGCCCTTGCGCACTTGCAAGGTGCGCATATTCGAGCACGGGCGCCGACGCCGGGTCCGCGAACAAATACCAGCTATAAGCCGCAAGGCGCGGCTCCACGAGCACGGTCAGATTCGAGAACGGGTTCGTGTCGGCGAAGTGCGCCGCCTGATACGCCGCAATGAATTGCTGCGCATCGGTCTCCAACTCAGCCGAGACCAAAAGGAACTTGGGGCCGACCGAAATCAGAGTGCCATCGGCGTCCGTGAGCTTGCGCATGGACAAGCGTGCGGCGCTAATCGCGTCAATGCTGATAGGCGTGTTGCTCGCATCGACGTTAGCGCGCGAAACGTCGAACACCGGCGTGTTGTCATCCAAGTTCGGGTTGGACTCCAGCAGCGCCACAAGTCCGGCGGCTTCGGTTTGCGCGGCGGCTTGGCCGAACATGCGCGCGGCGTCATTGAAGGCGCCGAGGTCATCGTTCTGCAATGCCTTGCGCGAGATGCCGAACATGCGGGCGAAGGTGCGCAGAGCGTAGGACTCCTTCGTTT